GGTCGAGCGCAAAGCACACCAACATCTCCTGTGTATGTACCAGACTTACAAACTGATCTGGGGTATGTATCTGGCAATCCAACATCAACATTCAACTTCAACATCGCAAGTGAACCAATTGTACATATTGACTCTGATAGGTTGTACAACACGTGTGGTGATTCAAATGAGATCATTAAAAATCCAAGAACCATGTTGAGACACAAATGTGATAAAATTCACAACATACATGTCACTGGTGATCCAATTTATGACTCTCGTGATGCAGGTCAACACACACGCTTCATCTGCGCCAGAACAAACATATCATACAACCAATCACATCAGACAGAGAACATGTCATCAACAGACATGACAGTGGATCTGTCTGATGACATCATATGTGAGTCTGGAGCAACAATGTATGTGTCATTATACACTGAGTACACATCACCCGATAAAAACATGGTGTTCAATCCAACATCAGATGTATCAATAATATGGTCACATGACACAGTGATGTTGAAAACACCAGCTGGTAGACGATCATTTCGACGTATATACAAATCACCATGGGTTGTGTACACAATAAAATACACAACAAACAATATAAAGCTGTGGGAGAATGGTGTGTATGTCGGAACTGTTCATACAGATAACAAAACATCATTTGTTTGGTCTAAACAATCACCTATAGCTTTATTAGGCCCAGACAAAGACAACTACGGTTTTAGTGAATTGATATTATTTGATGAATCTCATCACGCATCAACAGTTGATATCATAACAAGATACATGTGCACCAAGTATGCTGTTGATCACACTCCGGTAATTCCAAGCGATTTATAACACACAAAGTGTAGTGTGTGTTATTAAATAATAACACCAATGAGAGCTGACCCATTTTATTTTGAGATCAAAGACATGATCACGCAGTTTGTAGCTGCATTTGATGGTGTTGTTATCAAAAGATTCAACAAGGATCGAGAGATCAAAGATAAGTTACAGGTAAGATATGTTTATTCTCCTAAACAACGAGTGATACATGATATTGTCAACAAATCAAAACATATAACGTTACCAGTTGTTGCAGTGAACATGACAGCTGTTAGCCGAGATCCTACTCGAGTGTTCAACAAATTAGACTCGTCGTATTACTTCAGAACACTTGCTCAAACACCAACAGGTGATGTAGGTAGAGAAGACAAAGTACCTCAACCAGTTCCAGTCAATATCAACGTATCCATGAGCATAATGACCAAATATCAGACGGACATGGATCAAATCCTGAGCAATTTTATACCATATAACAATCCGTATATTGTCATTTCATGGAGAGTACCAGACAATTTCGCGAATGTGCCTCAAGAGATTAGATCCGAAGTTTTGTGGAATGAGAATGTTTCATTGACATATCCAACAGAACTCACACCGGACACACCTTATCGTGTGTCAGCCGACACTAGTTTCATAATCAAAGGATGGTTGTTCCGCAAAGAGACAACACCAGCCAAGACAATATTCAATATCGAGACCAACACACATGCAGTGTCAAGCGTGGAAGGCATGCCAGATATAACTTCAATTGATAATTTCAATCAATTCAACTCACTATTCACTGACATATAACATGACTACTGAATCACACAAAAGCACATTTACAGTTCGAGCATATCCTGAGATAACAAACATCAACAATCTCGTGATCACCACAAATACACCAACAACCATAACAGTCACAGGTTATGGTTTCTGGTCAAATAAAAAGACACTTGATTTAACTACTGCTACATTTTCTGGTATTGAAACAAACACACTTGAAGCACCACTATTTGAGAAGACTGAACATGAAGTGGTGCGTGCTTTTGTTGTACCTGATAATGATTATATGTTTAACATGCCGTTGTCATCATATGATCTGTATCAACCTGTTACATTGTCGTCAGATTCTGAACCGACATTGACAACAAAATATCCTTCATTTACCGGATTGGAAGTTGAGCCAACTATCATATCTGAAAATGAATTGACACTAGTGGTCCCACCCGCGTTGTCCGCTGGAATGGTTGATATAATTATATCGAATCGTGCTGGTTATGGTAGAGCCAGTACGGATCCAAACCAATCATCAGATCAAACAGCCAGGTTTGATTCAACATTACAAATAAGCACTTCAGGTAAAATTATAATACAATCTCCATAGATTTTATCCACAACTTCAACCTGACTCGTGAATCAATATTAATTTTATATAGTTGTAGTTGAATAACACAATATTAAATATATAATAAGATATGGCACAACCTCAACAGAACAAAGGTAGTTTAAAGCAATTCGGTCGGGATTTCATGAGATATGTATCCGCGAATCTCCCTTACTCTCCGGATGCACTTGATCTGGACACAATTGGCACGATCAATCCAACATACAAACACTTCTATAGTACTGGATCCAGAAGAGAGAACGTACTGGCTAAATATAGTGTATCCAAACAGACAAATGACGATCAATTTCCTGAAGGCACAATAGCTATTGATCAGAATTACCATCAATACATGTACGCAAATGTAGATGTAGATAAAGGCAAAAGATTGATGGACTATCGTGTGATGGCAGCGTATGCAGAAGTGGCTGATGCTTTGGATGAAATTTGTGACAGCGTTGTTGTAGAAGATCAACGAAATGAGATTGTTAGTATCAAATATAGAGATACAGACTACAGTAACACAGTCAAACAAGAACTTGATAAAGAATTTAAAACAATTGTTGATTATTTCAATCTTGAGACCAAAGGATGGGAATACTTTCGCAGCTTGTTAGTAGATGGAGAAGTATTTTTTGAACACATCATTCATGAAGAACATACGGATTCCGGTATATTGGGTGTTGTTGAAGTTCCAACAGAATTGGTTGATCCTATATATGACAATGTACAAAACATGTTGATCAAAGGGTATTTGCTCCGACAACCGGTTATAAACCCTAAAACCAACACTGTTGAGAAATACAATTTTATACCATTTGATAAACATCAAATGTGTTATGTCCATAGTGGCACATGGAATGAAGACAAAACCATGAGACTACCATTTGTAGAAAACTGCAGAAGATCATATAGACAATTGACTATGATGGAAGATGCTGTGGTGGTGCACCGACTGGTAAGATCTCCTGAGAGGTTGATGTTCAATGTTGATGTAGGTAATCTGAGCCCTCCAAAAGCTGAAGCGTATCTCAAAAAGTTGATGCACAATTATTTTAGCAAAAAGACGTTTGATAACAATCAAGGAGGTCGTGTCAACACATTTGATCCACAGAGCATGCTAGACAGTTATTGGTTTGCCAAAAGACAAGGTAGTGAAGGTTCAAGCGTGCAATCTCTCCAGCAAGGATCTGGATTTGACAACATCGAAGACTTGAATTATTTTGTCAAGAAGCTTTACAAATCTCTGCACATACCTGTAGGTAGATTAGACTCTGCTAGTGTGTATGATGACGGTACAAACATGTTGAGAGAGGAGCTCAAGTTCGCACGAACATTGATACGCATACAGCAAAAGTTCGCTAAAGCGTTGAAAGAATCTTTTATCACACATCTGAAACTAAAAAAACTTTGGGATCAATACAAAATGAAAGAGCATCATTTTGATATAACATTCAATCCTCCAACTAATTTTTACACGTTGAGAGAATCTCAGATACTCGAATTGAAAACAAACAATTTCACAAGCATTGGTGGTAATGAGAATGTTTCTCAAACATACGCTATGAAAAAATATCTTGACTGGTCTGATAATGAAATCAAGCAGAACAGAGAATGGCTAAGAAAAGACAAACAACTAGCATGGGAGCTAGCTCAAATAGAGACTCTCGGACCTAACTGGAGAGAACAATTACAAGCACAAGCTGATGGTATGGAGGCTGGTATGGACACAGGAGCAGCTGGTGGTTTGCCAGACTCTGGTGCGCCCATGACAGATCTTGGAGCCGGTGGTGTTGAAGAACCTCCAGCGTTTGGAGGCGCGGCTCCAGCGGAGACTGATGCCGCCGCTACAGAAACAACTCCGGTAGAACCAACCGGTTGAGCATAAATACTGGCATGGGCCATATTTCAAATCCTGTCAGTGCATCTCCAATAAGTGATTATTTTAGTACAAATCTAAATAGTCGAATCGATACTTTCGCCAAGTTGGCGGAACGAGTGGCCATGGCACTAGGTTATCCACAAGTCAATATCGAAGCACATCAAAATCAAGTGCTGGACAACATATCCATTGCTATAGAGATGTTCACCAAATTTGCAGGATACACAGAGGAATTTCTGGTGTTCAAGAGTAGTTTATATGAACCTGGTCGTGGTTTGTCCGTTGACAAACTGTTCAGTCAGACACCAGAGATGAGAGAAACAATCTCACAATCTCCAAGCGGTGTCAATCCACAGACGACACAAGCTGTTGATTTATCTGGTGGTTACGATTACGATCTTGAAGATTATAGAAAAGTCATAGATATGTTCTCGTTTGAAGAAGGTAGCACCACTGGTGTCAACACTTTGTTCACATTGGAACAAACTCTTGCTCAACAAACATACTTCAGTTACGCCATGGGTAAATATGGTTTTGATCTGGTGAGCTGGTACACCATGAAAAATTGGCTGGACGTGAGGAGCAAGCTATTATCACAAGATCATTATTTTAAATTTGATGACAGACGTCAGCGATTGCATTTGACACCAGAACCAGGAAAGGCTTCAAGAGCCAGTTTTTATGGATTGATTGGAGCGTATGTTGAGAGACCAATACGTGATCTCGTGAAGGAACCGTGGGTGTATCAATACTCACTAGCATTAACAAAGATCACAATAAGTCGCATCAGAGGTAAATATGCTGGAACAGCATTGTTCGGTGGTGGTACACTAAATTACTCTGAGTTGTTATCCGAAGGTATCGCTGAAAAAGAAAAATTAGAAACAGCATTATATGAAGGCACACCTGGAGTTGGAGACAGTGCACCTCCTATGTTCTTTGTTGGATAGTGAAAAGAAAGAGAAAATTTTCAAAATACAAGCAAGGTATATACAAACCTTCAGACAATCAGAAATACAAAGGTCATTCGAATCCAAGATATCTAAGCAGTTGGGAATTGAAATTCTTCCGATGGTGTGATTCAAATCCTTCAGTTATAGAGTGGTCTAGTGAATCTGTCATAATACCTTACATCAATCCGTTAGATGGTAAAGCTCATAGATATATGGTTGACAACAAGATCATATTGAGAGAGGGATCGAAGATAACAAAATATTTGATAGAGATAAAGCCATTTAAACAGACACTCAAACCGACTACACATGGTAACAAGAAGAAAAGCACCATGATATACGAGAGTGTAGAATATGTCCGCAACCAAGCCAAATGGAATGCAGCTAAAAAATGGTGTGATAAGCATGGTTATAAATTTCAGATATTAACTGAAAAGGAATTATTTCGTTGAAATCTAGAGAAGATGAATAAATACTTTTTAATATGACCAACCCACAGTTCAATTTACTTGTAGAAGAAACAGATTGTGAAGCCTTTCAGTTTGTTATTGAAGAAGAAAACAACAGCAAAAATAAGAGCATGTACATTGTAGGTCCGTACATGAGTTGTGATGAAACTAACAGGAATCAAAGACAATATCCATTAGAAGAGATGCAACGTGAAGTTAGTCGTTACACTGAAGAATGTATCAACAAGAAAAGAAGTTTTGGAGAACTCAATCATCCAACAAGTGCTGACGTCAGTTTGGACAAAGCATGTCATCTTGTTACTAATTTAAAATTTGAAGGCAACATAGTGATGGGCAAGAGTAAAGTGTTGAGCACACCAAGCGGTTTGATTGTGCAATCGTTGATCAACGATGGATGTTCTCTCGGAGTTAGTAGTAGATCTCTGGGTCAATTGGAAGAGAGCAAAGATGGTTACAATGTTGTTCGTGACATGAGATTGATCGCTGTTGATTGTGTGGCTGATCCAAGCTATCCAAAAGCGTATGTCAATGGCATTTTGGAAAGCAAACGATATGTGTGTAATGCAGATGGTACTTTTTGTGAGTTGTATGATAATTTTGAAAAAAACATATCAACATTACCTAAAAATGATGTAGAATCATACTTAAAAGAACAAGTTCTCAAATTCTTGAGTGGTGTGAAGAATAAATACTAATATTCAGCAATGAGCGATACAAACAAAACAACCAATTTAAACATCAAACAATTCATCCAAAAAGTGATGGAAGGTAATTACGCGCAGGCGGATAAATATTTACAAGCAGCTGTAGAACAGAAGCTAACTAATCATATGAAGCAAGCAAAAACTAAAAATATTTTCAAAAAATGAGTGATAAAGCAACAATAACAAGTGTATTAAAGGAAGCAACAGAAGGCATTCTGACCGAGGACGCTCTGGCAGAAATTGAAGCTGTATTCGAAGAATCAGTAAAAGAGCGAGTTGCTTTACATGTAGAGAAAGCCTTGGCAGAGCAGGATGACGATCATGCAGCCAAACTAGAGAAGCTGTTAGAAGCAATTGATACCGATCACACCGGGAAGCTCAACAAGCTAGTGGAGGCTATCAACACAGATCATGCATCTAAACTGGCTAGAGCAGCTAAGAAATTTAATAAAACACTAAATGAAGACGCTTCTGTTTTTAAAGAGGAAGTGGTGAGTAACATCAGCAACTATCTTGAACTGTATCTTGAACGAGCAATTCCTCAAGAAGACATCAAGCGTGCGATGAACAACACCAGCGCTGTTCGCATGTTGAAACAATTGAGAGAAGCCTTAGCAGTTGATAGTGCATTGGCTCAAGACACCATCCGTGGAGCAGTCAAAGATGGTAAGAACAAAATTCAAACATTAGACAAACAAGTCTCTTCATTGAATGAAAATAACGAGCAACTCACTAGAGAGCTGGTCCGTGCTCGTTCACAATTAGTTTTAGAATCAAGAACCAAAGATCTTCCTGAGACCAAAAGAAAATACATGTTCAAGGTTTTAGGAAACAAAACTCCGGAGTTCATCGAGGAAAATTACGATTACACATTGAAGCTACTGGAGAAGACTGAAGAGGAAAGACTTGAAGGTTTCAAGAAAGAAGCTGCATCAACCAAGCAGATTGTGGATCGACCAACCAAAAAGCAAGTGATTGCAGAACAAAAAGAGAGTGTCGTGACAGAGGATAAATCTTCTGATCAGCCACAATCAGGTTTGTTACCAAATTACATGGACGAGTTACGTCGTACCTGATCAATTTATTATAATATGAGGTTTATACAACCTGAGTCAAAGCAAACAAGGAGAACAAAATTATTATGTCAGTAAAACCTTCCCCCGCTTACATTGACAAGGATCGCGCAGGCGCTCTCTTGGAAAAATGGAGCCCCGTGTTGGATTACACTTCTGATAATGTAGCCGCAATCGACAGCGAGCATGACCGCGTTAATACTGCCATCCTCTTGGAAAACCAAGAAGCATGGTGTTTGAACGAGGCTAATGTAGCTGGATCTGGTGGAGTTCTTGGATCAAGTGGAATCGGAATCGGTTCACCAGCTGGAGCTGGTGACGGATACGCTTCTGGTGATTCACGTCTTCCAAAGATTCTGATCCCTATGATCCGTCGTACCTTCCCTGAGTTGATCACCAATGAAATCGTTGGAGTTCAGCCCATGAGTGGACCTGTTGGACTAGCATTTGCACTTCGTTACAAATACGGTGAAGGAGCCCTTGGTGGTGACGGAACCCAAAACGATAGCACACCTGGTTTCAACCTTCGCGATTCCTCAGCAGCCGCTGCAGGAAAAGAAGTAGGTTACAATCACCTTGACACCCGCTTTACTGGAGCTAGCTCTGACGCTCTTTCCGGTAACGCTGACTTCGCTTTTGGCGAAGGAGATGACGGTGTAGCCGAGTTACTCAGCAACTTTGAACTCACAAGCAACATTCCTCAAATGGAAGTTTCTTTTGAAAAGACTGCTGTTGAAGCCGGAACACGTCGTTTAGGTGCCAAGTGGAGTGTAGAACTTGAGCAAGACCTCAAGAACATGAACGGAATTGATATCGATACTGAATTGACCAACGCTATGTCGTACGAAATTCAAGCCGAAATCGATCGTGAAATGCTCATGAGAATGGTTCAGGTCGCGCTAAACGCAGGATCTGGAAATGGATATAGTACTTGGGAACCCTCTACAGCAGATGGACGCTGGCTCGCTGAGCGAAACCGCGATTTGTACGCAAAGATCATCGTTGAAGCTAACCGTATTGCTATTCGTAACCGTCGTGGTGCAGCTAACTTTTTAGTTTCTACACCAAAGGTTGCCGCTATCTTGGAAATGCTCCCTGAATTTCAGTGGATGCAAGTTCAAGGCAACGTCAACACTCAGCCGGTTGGAATTGCCCGGGTTGGAAATCTCGGCGGTCGTTTTAACGTATATCGCGACACTCGCACTGAAGCTCAGTCTATTGGTAATGTTGGTAGCACAGGTGGTCTTAATCAACCAGCAACTCGTAATGCAGAATTGAATTACGTGTTACTTGGTTACAAAGGACCTGAATTCTATGACACCGGTATTATCTATTGCCCGTACATCCCTGTGATGGTTCAGAGGACAATTGGTCCCAATGACTTCGCTCCACGCGTTGGTTTGCTCACTCGTTATGGTGTTGTTGACAACATCTTTGGCGCTGAGTTATACTATCACGTGATCATAGTGAAAGGTCTTGGAGCATCATTTGAACCTGGTGCAAGTGCTAAGTACTTCTAGAAGTTAAGCAACTTAAATAACCGTTGAAATGATACACACGGTGATAAACAATTTGGTTTTCGACCCTTACAAGTGATGTTGGAGGGTCGTTTTTTTTGTGTATATATAATCCGAGGATGAATAAATATTAACATGAGTAGAGTATATAGACAGGTTCATGCACATACTGGTGCTACAGTTAATGCTGG